AGTCGAACTGCGCGTCGCCATAAAAGACTGCCCAGGACTTGCTTGCGTGGGTGTCGTTGATGCTGCTAAGAGTTGTCTGAATTGGGTCACCGATATCCTGGTATGTGTTGAAGTCGCTGCCGATCAACCGGTAATCAGGTGTGAGCCACATAGCTCCAACTGGGTTGCCTTCCATGAAGACAACCTGCCAGACATCCTGGTTGAGAAGGCCGACCTGATTGAACAGCACTTCTGGGCGGCTGAAATCCTCGGGACCTTCGCCGAAGATGCGATAGATACGGCGCTCCGTCGCTACGTAGAGAACCTGGCCGTCGCTCAGGAGCCCTTCGACAGTTTCGGCACCAGGGCTGATGTCAAGCTGGTTCTCGGCTGGCCAGGCTTCTTCGTAGCGGCCAGCTATGTTGCCGGTAGACATTGTCAGCTCAGCAATGTTCTTGCTGAACAACACAAACTGCCCGTCGGCCATGTAGATGCGGCCACGGTGCTTGGTGGGAAACTGAGCGGTGGCGCTGGGGCGGAGGTTGCCGGTCACTCCGAACTCGGTACCGAATTCGTCGACTTCGAGGTAGAGGTTGCGGATCAACAGCTCGTCTTCGGGGAGATCGTCCGTGTAGGTTGTCGTGGCGTTTGCAAGATCGGCCACTTCATATAGCAACGTTTCGTCCCCGCCGTCAGCAGTGGCCAGGATCAGCTTACGATCTACTTGTGTGTCTGTGGACACTGGAATCGTTGAGAGATCGATATCGTCTGTAGTGACCGGTCCAGTACTTTCGCTAAAGGGCGCAAGGTCACTGTAGTGACCAGTGGTTGAATTATAAAACACTGTGGTATATTTGCGTCCGCTGACCAATGTGATGTTGCCTGCCCCACCATTGGCTACCGTAATGGGAACGCTGTAATAAATTGTACAACGGATGTGATCTACACTTACAGTGACAGCTAATCCTTCATCTTGGACTTGATAGACGAAGCCGAATCCGCTGTTGTTTATTTCGGCAGGCGTCCAAGTAAAGCCCCAGAGATTGGTAGTTCCCCCGTAGGTAATATAGGTATCTGCCGCATCCGAGAACGAAAAAGGACCAAAGCCCCCGCCAATGGGAGACCCAAGTTTCATCACGCGGACGCTCTCCAATGCCGAGTCGGTATTGACCTTGCGCTCTATTTCAACCTTGATTCCTAAAACAACTGCTGTAGTGGGCAGAGTAAAACCAAAGTTAGAAACCTTGAGATAGTGCGAAGTGTTTCCAATTCCTAGGGCCGCCGTGGAGTAAACGTTATTGGAAGTAGCAACGTTGGCGGGGTTAGCCCACGCTATTGTACCAACAGTAGCATCATCAGCCTGGGTTCCGGAATCGCTTGGACCAACAGACGTTGCCGAAGATTCAGGTGCAGCAATCCCCCAATTGGTGGAAGTTGTAGTACTGGCGTGTACAGCCCACTTTAGACTATCCGCCGAACTCCCACTCGCAAAATAAACATAATCCCGCGAGTTCACAGCCCTCGTAGCAGCACCAGTAGTGGTGAACAGCGTTAGCCCAGTCGCCCCAGCCTCCGTGAAGGTCTTGACGCTGGCGGCAGCGGCCGGGATCGCTACGATGCGCCGAATCGAGTTGGCATCAGACTGTGCCTCCAGAAGCCTTCGCCAAACGGGTGCCCCCGGATTATTAAACAAACTGTATCCCCAGCGTTTGTCTAGTTGCCCTTGGGTAGAAGCCAGGATATTCTCGAGTGTCTCGAACATCTCGGGATCTTGGGCTGGCGCTGCCGAGCTATTGTCGATGCCAGCTTCATAGAAGCTGTTGCGAGTGTAGCGAAACGCGTTTCGACCTGATTGGATAATGTTAGCTTCGGCCACTAGAAGTTACCTGCTGTGTCAATAGTAAGTGGAAACTGTGTGGTTACACTCGCAACATCCGGACTGATGTATTCACCGTTGCGCGGGAACAAGTTGTAGTCTTTGACGATCTGCTGCTTGCCCAACATGTAAACAGTCGACCAGTGTTTGACGTCTTCCTCGACCCGTAGGAACTTTGCAGTCAACCAGTTGACACCTGCGCACACAACATCTTTGTAGTCTGCAGGGATCTGCAGTTCATCTGAAACATCATCTAGCTGTGTGAAACTTTCGTAGTAGCGAAACTGGATACTGTACGCTGCGTCGGCTGCAGGATAGATATTGAATATTGTCGGGGTGTCCTGGTCGAAGCGCCACAGTTTCGGCTGGCCGTTGCTATCGAAGAATGTTCCTAGTGGAGCTTCTTCGGTCATCCCTAGGCGCCGCTCGTTGGTGCGATCAAACACACTGTCCATTTTGATGCTGCGGATGTTGGTGATATCTAGGTTAACATCGGTTGAGCCACCGGGCGCTGCGCCGCTGCCGATGAAGTAGGCGTCCTCGCCGATAGTTGTTGTGAAGCTTTGGACACCGGACAGCACGAACCGCCAGCGACTGTGCCGCAGCAAATCAAGGCTGATGCGATTTGTGTAGTCAATCAGCACCGATGAGTTAGTGGGCAGCACACTGCGGGCATCTTGTGATGCGCAATCCAAGATATTCTGTACCGTAAGTGTGTTGACTGCTGGGACTATGATGGGCATCGAATTATGTCTTTCTGCAGAAGATGACTTTGATGAATGCTGGGCGGTTGTCGATGCTGGCTACGCCGCCAATAGGGTTGTTGGTAGTGATGCCTGTGGTGGCGCTCTGCGTTACCTGTGTTACTGCAGTTGGCGTGCCGCTCATGGATGTGTCGGCAGTGAAACCAGAACTGCCACCAGTAGCTGTGGGAAAGCGCTGTTCAACGTGGGAGTGGCCGGGGTCAGTGACAGGATGCGTGTGATTCAGCACATCTGTGACAGTATCCTGCCCGCCTGTGGTCCCGATGTCAGCGCTAGCCGCTACAGTGCCCAGCACGAATTTGCCGTTCAGTGAGGCCTCTTCTGCGAATCCCGCAGGACAAGCGCCGCTCACAATCAGAATGATGCCACCGACTGGCACACCCACACCATCAGCGCCTGCGGGACCTTCAGGACCCTGGATTCCCTGGATGCCCTGAATACCTTGGGGACCTTGCGCGCCGTCTGCGCCCGCAGGTCCCTGGGGGCCGGGATCGCCAGTGAGACCTTGGATTCCCTGGGGACCTTGAGGACCAGCGGCTCCATCCGCTCCAGTCAACCCTTGAATACCTTGTGGTCCCTGTGGCCCAGCGACGCCTTGTGTGCCTTGGGGACCGGCGGGACCAACAAGCGAATCCAACCATTGCTGCTCGGTGCCGATGAAGCCGTTGTTGACAGCTACCTGGTAGGCGCTGTCGCCTGGAGTACCTTGACCCCCAGTTGGTGCTTCCCACACACACCAGAAGCATTACAAGTGTAAAGTCGCTGCCCTAGCGGTGCGTCTACTTTGATGTAGAAATCACCTGGAGAGCAGGTAGTGGGCAGATTTGTTCCAGACCACTGACCCACTACAACACGTCCTGTTTTTCCGTCAAAAGTAGGCATTTAGCGTCCTGTACAACTTCCTACGATAATGTAGGTACTTGCCGCAACAGGGAGACCGTTGTAAGCAACAGGCCAAGTCGTGGTGGTTGGTAGCCCAGTTAAATCAGCGACAGCTCCAGTGCCGCCAATAACTTGAGCTTGACAAATAGGTGCACTTACCCAAGTACCATCCTTGAAAGTCAAAGTAGCTGTGGCTGGGTTTGCTGGAACTCCCGCAGCTGTGATGGTTATCTGCCACGCCTGGTCGGTGCCAGTTACAGCGGACACTGCAGCGCCAGCACCCCAGTTGGCGTCGAGCGCAAAGTCGCCCGCGACAAGCGCAGTGCCACGGCCATACGTTCGGCCCAAGTCACCGCGATACACGATTCCGGTGGAGTTGTTCGTTACGGTGCCGACCGCGCCATCCTGCCAGCCAATGTCCACGATGCCACTGTGCGTGTTGTCGATCTGGACCCCCGCGGTGCCGTGGGTGTTCCACGAGTTGTAGCCGATGCGGAACCGCGTGCCGCCTGTGACCCACACGCCGATGTCGGTGGTGCCAGAGCCATCGATCAGCCCGCCTTCGATGCTGCCGCTGCCAGACACTACCTTGATGTTCGAGAATGTTCCGACCGCCGTTCCATTCCCTTCCCAGCGCGTGCCGTGGTAGTGGACGCCCCCACGATGCACAACTCCGTCCTCACCGTTGGCCGCGATGTAGGAACCGAAGTCGTCCATTGCGGAGCCGCCGCAATGGTCAATGCCGTTGATGAGATTGAACTGGATGACCGCGCCGTGCGTGCGAATCGTCGCGGGGCACGTCCCGCCAACCGAGGTGTAGTTGATTCCGTCCAGCCGGTTGGAGATGAACTGCCCACCCCAAATGTCTCCCTCGAAGGTGTTGCCCAGGACTTCCAACCCGTGCTCGTAGGCATCCCGGCTGACCACGTTTACAAGTTCGAAGTTGCGGATGACCGGCGTAGCCGCGCCGGAGTTGAGCACGATGTTGGAGCCAGCCGTGGCACCGCCTACCGCCTCGTTCCCTTTGAAGTGACAGTTCTCGATGCGGAACCCGGCCATAATCGACGCCGGTGTCACCGTCAGGAGGTCAGTTCCGGTGGACGTGTTCTCGATCAGCGTTGGCGTGGTGTAGGTTGTTAGGCCCGCGTTCGACCATCCGCCAGGACCAGCGCACCGCAGAATCACCGACTTCGTGATAACGATGCCGTTCTCCTGAAGCGTCCCAGGCGGCACTTCGATGATGCCGCCGTTGGCTGGCAGGGCATCGTGCGCAGCTTGGATGGTCTTGTTCCGCACGCCGTCAACGACTTCCGTACCATTTAGCGCGCCGATAGTGTGCGCCGCTTCGGGATTCGCAATAACAGCGTTGGCCGCCGCGCCCGAATAGATGTTGTTGAACGCCCCGGCACGCCACGCACGGATGATGGCCCCGTCAGGAATGTTGGCTGAAGCCGGAATTTGAATAAGGAACGGCTTCCAGAATTCTGTCGGCCGCGTCGAGTCCATATTCATGCTGAAGCGAATCGTGCATGGGTTCGATACGGACGCCACAACCTTGACGATGTTGTTCAGCGGCATCCAGTCGATGCTAGACCCCATGCGGCGGCGCTCATTCAGCAGGGCAACGTCTTGGTCAGTCGTTGCCGTTTTACCGGAATCGTTTGTCCAAGTGGCGCATCCCGAAATCGCATCAATGTCATAAACTTCAGGACGGGGCGCGGTAGTGGTTGAGTTGGAGCGCACCCATCCACCAAACACCAGCCAATCCCCAGCGGCCAATGTGAGATTCTGGTCAACGTATTTCCCGGATATGCCCGAAGCTATGGAAAAACGTGCGGCGGTGGTGGAACCATCCGGCGCAATGATTCCTGTCGTTACTGTAGTCGCGGCCCCCGTGTCGGTATATGCACCCCAAAGGGTGGCGTCCTGTGTTGGCACGGTGGACGGGGCAGCAAAGGGCGACCATGATGGCGAGAACTGACCACCGCTGTAGAGCCAGCGCTGGTCAAGTGCGCCAAAGTTTGTGAGCGCATAGAGACGCTGCCCCGCGCCGGGGTCAAAGTTCCCGGTGAATGCAGGGCCGCCGTGCGTTTCATATTCAACCTGTGTTGCACCACAGGAAAATCCGATACCCTCGTTGTGTAGAACGCTGACGCCGCGAACCCCATCATTGAGCGAAACTGGAGTGCCTTGGCATTCCACAGTGACGCCGCTAACAGAATCCGCGTTGGTGAAGGCGTCTAGGGTAATCTGCTTGGGGCCTACTGTAGATACGTCAATAATGACACCTGATACAACCGCACTCTCAAGTGTACTGTTTCTGACAACCGTGTTTCCTATAATCCCTGTTGGGGAGCGAGGGGCCGTGAAGCGAAGACCGCTCCCGTTCATTTGGCTATTCTCAATAAATACAAGGCCGGTGTCTTGTGCGGACGCAACTGTGGTGGTGAGGTCGTAGTTTACAGCGCCCGCCAGGGACGCTTGCGTGCTTGTGTAAACCTGGTTGAACCACAACCAAAAGCAACCATCTAGCTCCACCGCATCTGATGCGGCATTTGTACTGTTGTCGTTCTGAAATACCACGTTGTCCGCGTTAACGGAAGACCCGTTCACACATTGAAAGGTCGGTGCGTTTGGTGTAACGGTTCCTCCCTGCCGATAGATGAAGGCGACGTTTTTCAGATAAAGGGGACCAGCGTTGTTGTGCTTAATAAGCGGGCTTGTGTTCGCTGAGTAGGAATTAGTATCTACTGCGATTGTCCAGTAAGCTGCGGTTTGTCTGCCTCCCGTGGCCCCGCTACCTTCCCCGATGAAGGCCAAGCGTGGGATTGTTGTAATGGGCGTTTTCAAGTCCCAGCGGCCAGTACCTTTGAATGTAATCCAGTCGCCTTGGTCAACTAGCGTGGGGAAGTTAGAGACGCAGTACCCATCCATTCGAATGACTCCGCCATTCAACAGCGAATCATGCGCGGCTTGAATTGCTGTAGTGCCGTCTGCTCCAGAGACACCATCGCAGTTCATCCCCCACCAAGCCGCGTTCACTTCAGGTGCGCCTTGGGCGGTGTTGACAGAAGTAGCACCCGCAGCAAATTGGAACTTGCCAGTTCCTGCGATGGTGAACACCTGTGCCCGAGGAGCGTCAAACGACCCGCGAATTGTGACCGTGACCCCTGTAGGCGCAACCAGCGTTGCACCTTGCTTCATCTCGATAGAGATGTTGCGCGGGTAGGTGGTCGAAACAGTGTGGGAATACTGCCCCGACGTGAAGATGAGATGAACGTTCTTCGTCACCGCCGTGAATACGTCCGTCGCAATCGTCTGCGCCCCAGACAGATCCGCATACACAGTTCCCCCGGTGCTGGCCAGCCCAGTAATACAAGCTGCAATCTTGACACCAGCATCAGCACCGGTTTGGGTACTGGCCGTGCAAACATTCACACCAATCAATGTAACCAGTGCCCCACCAGTAATAATTCCTGAGAAATCCGCATCCACTCCATAAACATCCCAACGATTCGTAGTAGATCCGAGGTCCTGTCCAGAAGTCTGTGGGATGAACTTGTCCCCGGTCGCAAGTTGTAGCGTGTCGGCAGCGGACCGTGTCAACACAACATCAGCATTGGCAGCATCCAAAGCAACTGTGTCAGCCTGCGCAGTCTTTACTTTCCAGACACTATCAGCGGTGGCAGTCTCCGTAACGTCCGAGACTTCCACGTCGTTGAGGACTTTGGTGCCGCCAACCGGAGTTCCACCTGTGGCATCGACACTTAGGTCATAGCGCCCGTCTGCTGCCCAGAATTCGAATTCACCATTGGAATCCGTGGTGACGACAGATCCCGCAATCGTGGTAACACCGTTGTCGGAGTAAATCGTCGCGAGCGCCCCAGACGCGGGCGGGATCGCTTTCACCCGCACCGTTACGGTTGCGCCAACAATCGCAGTACCTTTGGTTGTCTGAACTACATCATGGAAGTGTTTCATGGAGGCTATCGAATCCTTGTGACTCGGCGATGAAGATCGTTATTTCCATTTGCTGCTATATGGTGCGCAGTGCCCATGATTGCTTGTGGAATCGTCCAGAGCCACCAGCCCTGTCGCGCAGCGTAGCCAGCGTTGTCTGGGGCTATCTCACGAAGTCCTTGCTTGGTCTTATAGGATAGCAGCCCCATGCCTCCAACAATTCCTACATGTGTCAGGTACATTCGATGACGGCTCGGACGCTTGCCGTAGAGCCAGCTGTTGGCTTCGTAGCAACCTGCGCAATCCCTCAGCACTCGATGGGTGCTCTCGACATCTCGCACAACACCACTCACCTGAAAGCCAACTGCTGTCCAGAACTGCCAGTCCTTGTACCAACGATGCTGCTTTGCGACCCGCTTAGCATCCGCTTGCTGACCTACGGTACTCCCAGGGACATCCTGCGAATACGCAGACATCGGAAACAGCATCGCCAACGCAAGAACCACCAATAGTATTTTACTTCTTGTCATTTGCCCCTCCATTGCCATTTTTTGCCTCCATGGCTTTCTGCCACCCTCGGGTACCTGCCGCTACACCCAACACAACCAGCATCGAGTCCCAGATGCCAGCTGGAATCTCAATTGGTGCTAGCCCCTTGCTGCGCAAATACGGCAAGAGAATATAGTTATTTACAATAACTGCACAAAACGTGATCCCCACTAGCGGTCGCCAACTCCACTGTAACCAGTGCTCGGATTTCGCTTCCTCACGCATCGTTGCGTTGACGGATTCAACAATCTTCGCTTCGTGGTCCAGGAGCTTCGATTCGTATTCTGCCTCGAGTTTCGCAATCTCAAATCGATGTGTCTCAAAAAGCGCCTCTAGCTCAGCTTTCTTCTCGGGACTCAACTTGAAATTCGACACCAGCTTCGACAGCCCCTCGAGTAGGTTGCCACCGAATACTTTTGTGAAAATATCGCTGATTGCCATTACGGCTCCCTCTCGATAAACTTCTCATCGCCCTTTGGATCATGCTCCACGTGGAAGTGTTCGTTGCTCGTCCCAAGCGCTTCTAGCAGCAAATCATATCCCTGGTTATCGAGGATCTCTTTTGCCATTCGGAATACTTTTGCTTTTTGTTCGCTGTCGAGATGCTTGCTACGAAGATCCACCGCAAGGTCCCGATAATGCCTGCTGTTGGTGCCATGTCTCCCATCATTCATAGACGTCACGATGGCTCGGCGCAGCTCTCCTGTGAGAGCGTACACCAAGCCATCAACAACGCCGACTGCATACCACAATTCCCGGCCTGCAGTCTTTTCGTTAACTTCTGGTTTCAACTTGGGCATCTGATGCCCTCCGATTAGTCTACTGTGAGGCCACCGCTACCGCGATTCTGTGAAATCGACAACAGATCCTTGCGCGGCGACAGCACCCGCAGCGTTGCCTGGTCAAACACCCGCAGGCGCTCACTGATTTGCTGCGCTTTGTCTGGTGCTACCAGATGCGTCCCTGGGCCCCAATGTTCAAGGTTGATCCCGATACCCGGATGCACGTCACCCAGCAAATCATGTGTCGGAATCGTTACGTATACCCAATTCTCTCTGCCCGTTGGCTTGACAACTTGCTCAGCCTTCTCGATGGGCTGCCGCACAACTTCTCGCGCTTCTTGTGTGACTACTTTCTTTTGGAACTTCGCCATTTGATGGCTCCTTTGTGAGGAATGCCCTTGTGGGGCGGGGAATCCGGAATGGGGGCACATGTTGTGCCCCCTCCGGGGACTAGCTAACTAGAACTGACTACGGATTGGTTACCGAGTCGGCTCCTGCTGATCGTACTCGCCTAATCCAACTCTGACCTGTGATTATGCTCTTAAACGCAAACTTCCAGCCCATTTTTCTGGATTGCTGCAGCGGGTCTGTGTGCCCGCCCGGGCCGACTTGGTAAAAGCGCAAATTCTGTAAATCAGTGATATGATAGGCATTTCTCGCAAGTGCAAACGAACTGTAGACCTTGCTGGCGTCGCCAGAACCCGCTTGGGAAGTCACCGCGAACGCCGGAGAATTAGTCCGGACCACGCGGAACTGCGCAAGCATTCCGACTTCGCCACGCCAGATTCGATCAGGTGCGCCAAACTGCACAGACGCCTTCCAATCAGGATCTTGCTGTAGCGAGGCATATACCTGAGGATGCACAACCAACACATAGTCGCCGCCTTCAAAAGGACGGCCACCAGCGACGTTAAGCACCGCAGATAGCTGCACCAAGTCTACGTAAGCAACCTTGTCAGCCGCCGTCAAATCAGTATCCAACACTTTCGCGTTGGGCCGATATTCGTTGGTAGCCGCATCAAGTACGTTGTAGACAAGGATGTCATACAGTTCAGCTGCTTGTAGACCCAGCATGCTGATGGTCCGCGAAACAACATCGTGCTTTGCGGTCAACTCAGCCAGGTCAGAGATCCGAATAAGATCTCCGTACTGTTCCGCCGTAGCTTCAAACTGATTAAGGGTGATACCCCTAGCATCCGGAGGGATGCCTTCAGTAAGTTGCGTCGGCGACGCAGAAACAGGCAGCTTTTCCTCGCGGACGAAACGAATCGTCTTTGAGGAGTTGCTCGGCAGGGGCTCTTTCACACCAAACTGGTCTAGAATAGTGTTAAGCTCTGCCACTTCGAGTAGCTTCGCAGACAGATAAGTAATCAGTGATGCAGCAACGTTACCGGCGTTTCCGACGGTACCACTGGTCACACTGATGATGTCAGCCGCGAGGCCAAAAAGTACGAACATCAGATCCAACGATTTGTTGAGTCGATGTTCCATTTGCTTCACCTTTTTGTGTCCACCAACTAGAAAGTGACCTTGTCAAGCCCCTGAGACTCAAACTGTTTTATCAGGTTCTTACGGCCTTCGGATGTAGTAAGGTCCATGGGTCCCGCAGCATCCGGAGGCGGCAAGGTAGCCGCAGTGGTTGTAGGTCGAGTTGGTTGGACGGGTTGAACTCTTGCTGAAGCGGTTGCTGCAGCAAGTAGTTCAGGGAGTTTACGGCTTTGGTTGGCTTGGTACGCAAGTTTGTAAAGCCCAGGAAGCTGCCCATTAAAGGCAAAGTTGCTTTCTGCGCTCTCAATCGCTTGCTTCAGAATAGGATTCTGTTCCAAGGTCATACTAAAATCGTTGCTCCCAAGAAAGCCCCGGATGTCCTTGAGTTCAGCTTCTACAGTTGATACTGCTTGCTGTTTGGCTGCTCCCATGAAGACCGGTGCAACTGGGGCTAGGGTATCCATCAAAAACTTCGACTGTGCTCGAGCGTAGGCATCCCAGTCTTGTTTCTGGTATGCTTCAGTTAAAGCTTTGACGTATTCTGCACCATTGTTGGCAAAGTTGACTTCGGCAGTCGGCTGCGGTTGTGGCGCAGGCGCTGGAGCAACTTGCTTGTTGGTGATGGGGTCAATGCCGCGTTCGGCAATAAATCGCTGCCGAAGTTGTTCAATGACCTCATCTTTGTGGGCGAAGCCCTTGATGGCTTCTTCGCGGGTTTTGTAGACAGTGCCGGTCGGGACCTGCAAAAACAACTCCTCTTGCGGGGGAGTTGCTGCGGCAGGGTCCGGTGCGGCAGCTGGCTGCGTTGCTTGTGGCTGTGTCCCGGAGGTGTCTCCTGATACAGTCGCGTTTGTGGGCGCTGTGGTTTGCACTTCGTCAGCAGGAAACAACTGTTCGAAGAGCATGTCGCCACCAGGGGCGTCGCTGAGGTCAACAGACCTAGATGCGGCGTTGGCAGCAGACTTAGTAGGTTCAGGCATGGTAATTGTCCTTTGTGAGGAACTAGTTACTTCTGGGCCGATTGGGCCTCAGAACTTGTGGAGGTTCCGACGAGTTCGGTTAACCTCGCGATTTCTTGGAAAGCAGCCTCTTCGATTGGGAAGGTCGGCTGCTCGGATGGCTTGGCGTTCATGACGCTGCGTTCCAGTTGCCCTTCGAGCCAGCTGCACCAAAAGATGCCACTTTGGATCCACTCGACATCAGCAAGTGTGGCATGACGGTCAGCTTTCAGTTTGGCTTCGAGTGCGTGGCGTTGCAGTCGCAACTTAGCTAGAAGGTAAATGAACCCAGGATGCGACTGCAATGTGACCACGCTGCGTTCCGCTTCGGGGTCCAACTGCGACAGCGGACGCGGACGTTCAATCTCAACAATCTTGTATCGGACTTCGGGTTTTCGGTTCCATGGTAGCTTCATTAACTGCCTCCCCCTCCACCGTCTTCGGTGCCTCCGAGACCTAGACCGTTGACCCCCATCGATTGTGCTAACTCCCTGATTTCATTGGTAAGACCTGCTCCTGGCATCTTACCTTCTGGCATCATGGGTTTGCGTGGCCGACCTTCTTTGCCGCCACCGCTCATCTGTGGCTTGGATTGCTGCAAGCGTGCTTTGCCCTCGGTTTGCAGCATGCTCTCGAGAACCATCATCTGGACTTGCTGTTGTAGAGCTGCTTGCTGCTCCAGCATGACTTGCTGTGGGTCCTTCATGATCTTTGGGTTGCGGACTTCGAAGTTCTTCACAAGTTCCCGCACCAGCTCATACTGGTCAACAAACGGTGATGCTCCAACCGTGTTCGCAAGGGCCAGCAAGTTCCGCTGCTTGACAACTTTGTTGGTAGCGTAGTTGGCAGCGACCAGATCGAAGCTGAATGTCCCAATGAGCTCCTCAGGTGCAACAAACGGCGACTTCGGGATGACTGGCATGTCGTCGGTAATTTGAATCTCGATTTCATCGGTTGTGTACTGCTGCACCATGCTGGCGCACATCTGCAGCAGCGGCTGCAAGATGTCAACCTCCAGGTTCCGAATGAACATCCGAAACTTGAAGTTCGACTCGTTGATAACTTGGTTGATGCCAGTTGCGGTGTCGTTGCCGCCGCTGCTGCCAACACCTTTTTGGTAAAAGTCGCTGATCCCGCTGGTCATCTCGATCATGCCTTTGTAGAGTCCCAGGATTTCGTAGTCCCCCGCAGCAGGTGTAAACGACGGCAACGGCATAATCACCTTGTTGGGATCACCACTGACACCTACTTTGCCACCAGGAACGTTGAACCTGTTGAGAGCCGCATGGTCGATATCAGCGTTGACATCGTATGCGTAACGCTTGTTGATGCCCAGATTCCAGTTGTCCGCGATCATGTTGACAAACTTATTCATGGACTCTGTGAGATCTGCGATAGGTTCGATGACTCCTAGCCCGTAGATCTCATTGGGCAACTTCATATAGGAGGTGTACAGTATCGGGTTGCGCTTGTGGGCAAACTGATTCTCACCTTGCCACAGCAGAATCGCTGGCCCACCGTACATGCGGCGCTTGTATGTGCTGTAACCTGTGTTACGATAGCTGTAGCGAAGATCTTTCCAACTGACTGCTTCGGCGTCCTCACCGAATGTCATTACAGTAACTGTATTGTTGGTGTCATCCCACAGCTCAGCAAGCCTTACAACAATACTATCGGGATCCTTGTCGGCGGCGAGTCTGTTGCCTAGCTGCTCAATGGATCCTGGAACATACATGTCCGGCTTGGCTGCGGCCTCTCGCCGAAGCTGCCCAAAGGTCCGTTCTGTCAAATGTGCACAATATCGTCCATCTGGATCCACCAGTAGATCATAAATATCTATCGATGTGAACTTCGGTCGCATCCGGGGGACTGCCTTGGATGCTGGCTTGATCCCCAACACAAGCGGCTTCCCGGTTGCTGGATCCAACATTGGCATCGCGGGATTCATGGGATCTGGCATCAAGATGGGCTCTGCATAGTTGACAATATCTGATTCCCAGTCCCAGTCAACTTTGATGCCACCGAATCCATATATTGCAATGTTCTTGACCAACCCCTGCATGGCAGCATACAAATCTGCATCTCGAAGTTTCTTGCTCAACACAAGTTGCATCTTTTCAGCTGCTGGTTCGTCCATTCGCCCGCGACCTTTGCACTCAAACCACGGGTCAAAGCTAAAGAACGCATCCAGCGTTCTGCTGACAACTGTCTCCACATTCGACTGCGGATACATCATGAAGCTATTGCTGCGGGGTGTTACGTTGTCCGGAAAGAACCGGACATCACGTTGACCGATGTACTGGCGGTAGAAAGCTGCACGCCGAGCATCGAACTGGCGTCTAAAATCACGCATGCGGCGCAAATGTCCTTGCGCCGACCGCATCATGTCTTCAGCTGGTTGCCCTGTGGATGGTTCGGGATTCTGTGCGTTTATGTCTGCCATAATTAGTTAACCACGTTCCAAGTGCCCGGTTGGGTTGGCTTGCTGCAGTTATCACACGGCAGGTATCGCTCCGCCGCTGTGTGCAACATATAACTAAGCCCCATCACTGCCAGTATATCCATGGGGTTTCGGAGCCCCACCAGCAACCCCACTGCCAGACTGCACCACGCCCCCAGGCACATCGGGCATTCCAGTAGCTCCTTCAACAGTGGGTGCTTCCGCTTGAGCCACTGCCGGGGCTTCTCCAGGATGGTTGCTCG